AAAAATATAAAGGCGATCAACATAATATTATTTATAGGTCTTTATGGGAAAGAAAATTCATGAATTATTGTGATTTAAATGAGAATATACTTGAATGGGCATCTGAAGAATTTTGGATTCCCTATTTAGACCCAACGACAAATCGTGTTCGTAGATACTTTCCTGATTTTTTTATTAAATATAAGGATAAGGATAACAATATTCGTAGGTCAGTGATTGAAGTTAAACCCATGAGAGAAACATTAGAACCAAAGGTGACAAAGGGTAAGTCAAGAAAGACATTAATAAATGAGTCAGTCACATACGTTAAAAATCAAGCAAAATGGAAAGCAGCAAAAGAATTCTGTGCAGACCGTAAATTAGAGTTTAAAATTATGACCGAGAAAGAACTAGGAATCCGATGAGTATTCTACAGAACATATTAAATAAAGTTAGTGGTCAGGTCAATGAAGATTTCTTTCGGAGTCAATTGATTGAGGAACTTGGTTCAACAAATTTTGATGATGACGCTGCTGATACAGGTGGATTTGCTGCTGGTCAATTATATTTTTTCACATATCAGGCACAAACAAAACAACCATATTATGACATGTATCCACTGTCATATATTATTGAAATGACCACAGGTGGTTTTTTGGGATGTAACCTTCATTATGTCAAATTGACTCAAAGAGAAGAACTAGCAATGAGCTTACTAAATAACTCTGCTCAAGGCACAGTTGCAGTTCCTCGGAGAACTCTGCATAAATATCTCTATACTGGTGTCAGAGGTCAACCATATCGTATTCCAGACTCAGAATGGACAGATGTGGCACAACTACCTACTGAAAAATTCGTTGATATGAGAGGAATTACTGTTCCAAGAAGTCGTATTTACAATAGAAATTAATGGCAGAAAGAATACTAAGTAGTCCCGCCTCAGAAATAAATGGAGAAAAATACTCTTTTACTTTTAGTAAAGAGAAAAAGGGAAAGGGCAAACTCGTTGGCATCACCAAAATGGGTGCTGATGGGACTTTTAATACACCAGTTGATCCGAGTGGAGCAGAGTGGAATACTGTATCAAATAGTGATGAAGCAAAAACAGCATATAATTTACAAATTAATCATAAAGACACTGGAGATGATATAGTTGTAGCAGATAAAGATACCTTAGACACACGTTTTAATTCAGAAACAAAAAAATTCGCAAATCAAGCAGCGGCAGCAGAGGAACTTGACGAACGAAACAATGTTAATGTTGCTACAGACGCTCAAAGAGAGTTTTCACCCCAATATGCGTCATACCTCGAAAGTCGAGGTAAAAAAGCATTTGCGGAGTTTTATACATATCCTCTTGACATTGACCCTTTACAGGATCACATGAAAATATCAAAATATAAGTATAAAAGACCAAGTGTTCAAGGGTCAAGACCAGCGACATCAACTGAAAAGACGAGATCTTATATACCCGAAGGAAAAGAATGGAGTGGAAACACAATGGGTGGTAATGCTCAAAAAGCAAAAGAACATAATAAAAAGGTTACAGTTACAACCAAGTACAATGTCAATAAACCTGGCGATAGTATGTTGGGTAGTCAACTTGAAGGAAGTGTAATTCTTCCAATGCCAAAAGTTGTTGATACCAATGGAGCAGAATGGGGTGAAAGTGAACTAAACATTCTTGGATTGGCTGCTGCCTCACTTGCTGGGAACTTCATTGGAGGAGTCGACAAAAATGACCCAGATTTCAAAGCTGCTAAAAAGATTGCAAAACAATTAAAGGCAGATCCTGATAGAACAAGTGGTTTCGGTGATGTTAAAAACTCCATCGTTGCAGCAACGTTGGCTGAGGCTTCAGTAAGAGCAACAGGTCAAACAATAACACAAGATGAACTTCTTGCAAGAGCTTCGGGAAGAGTTTTGAATCCTAATGCTGAATTATTATTTCAAGGCCCTGTTCTAAGAGATTTTAACTTTGATTTCTTAATGATCGCAAGAAGTCGTCAAGAAGGAGCTGAAATTAGAAGGATTATCAGATGGTTCAAATTAGGAATGGCTCCTCAATTTAATAATTCAACTTTTTTAAATACTCCTGATATTTTTACACTTGAATATAAAAGAGGTCAAGGGCCTATGGATCAATTAAATACAGTAAATAGATTTAGCCCAGGCGGACTTGCATTGAGAACCATTGCGGTTGATTATGCTCCAAATGGTTATTGGTCTGCTTATCAAGATTCTCAACCAGTTGCACTTAAAATGAGTTTAAACTTTGCTGAATTGAGACCGATATATAAATCAGACCATGAAAGACTTCCAGAGGGTTCTGTAGGATATTAAAATGACATATTCAGCAAATTCTTATTTTAGACAATTACCAGATTTAGATTATCCTTCATTAAAAAATGATCGAAAATCTGTTTATGATTATGAAATAGTTAAAAATCTCTTCAAAAGAGCTGTCGTGCGTGATGATGTTTTTGGTGATATAGTCAATTTCACAAAATATTCAGTTGAGGGTGATGAAAGACCAGATGAAGTTGCATATGATTTTTACGGTGATGCTGCTTTAGATTGGGTTATATTAACTACAAATAATATAATTCATGTAAGAGATGAATGGCCAATGGGAAATCAAGATTTTTTAACATATTTAAATGAAAAATACACTGCTCAGGATTTATCAAATATTCATCATTATGAAACAAAAGTGATAAGAGATTCAAGACAAAATTTAATACAACCAGCAGGTTTATATGTTGAATCAAATCACTCTGTTACATTTACTGATAGAGGTTCTACATATACAAAATCAGAAATAACTTCAGTTTCATTTCTTGAACACGAAACAAACTTAAATGATGCAAAAAGAAATATTGATATTTTAAGACCAGAATTATTAGATGTTTTCTTAAGAGATATTAGCGATATAATGCAGTATAAAGATTCGAGTCAATATATCACTGATAATTTAAAACGAACACAAAATCCAAGAATACTTTCGCCATAAAAAAGAGGTCGTTTTGAGCGACCTCTGGCGTAAAAAATGGCCCGAAATTTTTTTCGGGGTATTTCCTAATTTTCAG